TATTTTGATATAAACGCAAAAAAGCTAGCGAATTGCTCGCAACTTTACTAAATAAGCTAATTTTTAATATCTATCTATTGAAACTGTTTAGAAAGCTTCGTTCTTTTTAATTGTTGAAACTTTGCATAACCAGCACCATTAAATTCTCGTTCAAACTGATTGATTTCTTCGTTTTTTCGTTTATCTTCTCGTTTTTCAGCTAATTTGCTTTTAACACGCGCCAAAAAACCACGAATAATATCTAATGTTTTATTCGCATTCTTATTGCTCCAAATTGAGGCAAAGTATTTTTGTATATTGCGAATTCTACCTTGTTTTTTCATATTTTTTACCATTTTCACAGATTGAGCAAAGAGTTTAGGTTCTTGCTTCTGCCACTTGCGAAAAAGGGGTAAATAGTTATTGTTATCAATCAAAGACAAGGCTTCGTCGCCAAGTTTTAATTTTAAAGTTTGTAAAGATTTTGGATTCATAAATCTGCTTTCGTAATATTAGGTTAGTATTGACAAAAGCTTGAGATTTTTTATTTTAAAACAAAAAGCCTCTATCGCCGAGCTAGCGGCGTGAGGCGTTTTTGGATCCATACAAATCTCCTTAATTATATCAAACTAAAATTAAATTGTCAATAAATAACTGAAAATATTGAAAATTGCTTGTGTTTATGGTATAATATAAATAGGTAAGGGGAAAGTCTCTAATCTTCAGTGGAGGAAGATTTAAAGGCGCCCTTTTTTCTTGTGGGCAGAAAGGTAAGGAATGGCTGAGGCTAAAAATAAAACTCCTAAGAAAAAAGCTAAAGCTAAAACTTTAGATAAAGCAAAAACTAACTTAACTCCAAAGCAGGAGCTATTTTGTAGATTATACGCAAGTAACCGTGAGTTTTTTGGTAATGGTGTGCAAAGTTATATTGAGGCGTATGGAATTGACCCGAGTGAAAAAGGGGCTTATTTAGTTGCTCGCGTGCAGGCCTCGAAGCTATTAACAAAGCCTAACATCTTAAAGCGCATTGACGAGATATTTGAAGGTGGCGGTTTAAACGATTCTTACGTGGACAAACAGCTTGAAAAACTAATTACACAGGATGCAGATTTTAAATCTAAACTTGGAGCTATCAAAGAGTACAACACGCTCCGGAGTCGTATTCAAAAGAAAATTGATATTACTAGCGGTAATAAGCCAATACCAATTCTAGGTGATCTAGTTAAGGGAGTTGATAAAGAATAATGGCCTACGTTTTAACTACTAGCACTAAAAAGCTAGCTAAACTCAATAAACGTATTAGGGCTGTTTGTGGTGGAACATCGGCAGGCAAAACTATTTCAATTATGCAGATATTGATTAGTAAAGCGATTGATGATAAAAGACCAACCTTAACAAGCGTTGTGAGTGAAAGCTTTCCGCACTTAAAGAAGGGGGCAATGCGTGATTTTAAAAATATCATGCAAGAGCATAACTATTGGGACGATAAGAGCTGGAATGCGACAGATTCTATTTATACGTTTCAAAGTGGCTCCAAGATTGAGTTTTTTAGTGCAGACCAACCAAGCAAGGTGCGAGGACCACGCCGTGAGAGGCTTTATATTAATGAGTGCAATAACGTTGATTATGAAGCCTTCGATCAGCTAGAAGTTCGAACAAATCTTGAGGTTTGGTTAGACTGGAACCCAACCTATGAGTTTTGGTTTTATACGAATGTTTTAAATAATCGAGATGACATAGATTTTATAACCTTAACATACAAAGATAATGAAGGTCTACCTGATAATATCGTTAAGTCTATTGAAATGCGTAAAAGCAATAAACAATGGTGGCGAGTTTACGGCGAAGGTAAGCTTGGCGAAGTTGAGGGTCGAATCTATACTGGCTGGCAAACTTTGGATGAAATACCATTTGAGGCAAGGCTTGAAGGTTATGGCTTGGATTTTGGCTATACGAACGACCCTACAGCGATTGTTGCAGTTTATTATTATAACGGTGGTTATATTTTGGATGAAAAATGCTATCGTAAAGGGATGTCTAACAGAGATATTGCAGACTTATTGAATAGTTTACCTTATGGGCTAGTTGTAGCAGATTCGGCAGAACCTAAATCGATTGATGATATTAAGAGCTATGGTGTTGCAATTGTTGCGGCAGATAAAAGCGGTACAAAATCTAAACCGTATCTAAAAACTTCAATTGGCTATGTTCAAGACCAGAAAATTAGCGTAACAAAAGGCAGCACAAACTTGATTCGAGAATATCGCAGGTATTTGTGGAAAGTAGATAAAGATGGGCGAACATTAAACGAACCAGACGGAGGCTATGATCACGCCTTGGATGCAGCAAGGTATAAACTATATAGTTTGCGTAGTCATTTTGAAGAAGAGGGACAAATTTATAAATCGGGTAATCTTGAGGGGTTATTTTATTAAAGATTAGAGGCATATATGAGATTTGGTGATATAAGTGATGTGAAAACAATGCACGAAGGCAAGGTTGTAAAGCATGTTAGGAGTTATACTGTTAAGGTTAAGTTGAAAGATGAAACACAGTTAAGAAATGAGATATTTTCATTAATTGATGATGTTTCGGCTGGAAAATGTCTTGATTTTTCGGTTGATGTGATGGTTGATTCGAATAAAAAACCTAAATGGTTAACAAAAACGGTAATAGACCCTTGCTCAAAAATGAGAATGTGATATAATTAGAGATAAGAAGCCACTGAGTGAAGCTCAGAGCGTTAAAATAACGTTCAAGGAGTTTGATACAGTGGCATTTTCTTTTTTAGAAAAAAATAGTTTGAAAGAATTAGCAGAGGCTGCAAAGACAAGTTTGCAACCAGTTTTTGATGATCTTAAAGAATATGAGCGAGTTGCTAATAATAAACCTAAATCAAATATTCCAAAAGGCTTACCGCAAGTTACTGATGGAACTGTTGCGGCTTATATTTCTAGCACACCTAGAACAATCATTCAGCAGATACCAACAGGCAAAGTTAAATCTTTAGATGATGACAAGGATTTGGCAGGTGTGGCGGATTTAGTATTAACCGAGAAAATCTTACCAAACGCAAATTCAACCGGTGGTGTGATTCAGAAATCATGGGCGGCTTTAAGCAATGCTTTAACTTACGGTTCACAGCCGGCATATGTGTTTTATAAGCGAGATGGTAACTATATGGGTGCTGATTTTAAGCTCGTAAGCATTCGGGATGTGTGGTATGAACCAGGCAAAAGCTACGCTGGAGATTGTAATTATATTTTTATGCGCGCTTGGTATCAGAAGAAAGATATTGAAGCGATTATCAATAACGGTAAACGCGCAAAACAAGAAGGTTTAGATTATCCGTGGGATTTGGAAGCTTTAGCTGATATTGAAGAGAAAAACCGTGAAGAAGAGCAAGAAGACAGCAACAAACAACGAAAAGCTATTGAAATTGTGTTTGCTTTCCAAAAAGGTGTTGGTGCAACATTCTATGGGTTCAATATGGATACTGGCGATGTGCTTTACGAGACTAAAAATCCGGATCCAACAGGTAAAATGCCAATCGTTACGCTTTACGCTGACATTGATGACAAAACACCTGTCGGTAAAAGCGCTATTCGATTTGTTGTTGGATTACAAAACATGCTTGATACTGAAATGCAGATGTATCAGTATTCGCAAGCGTTGGGACTTGCTCCACCAATCATTAAGCGTGGAGTATATAGCTCAGAAACACTCAGGATGAAACCTAATGCAATTTGGGATCTGGGCGCTAACGACAACAATTCTGCTCAAATTGTGAACCTTTCAACACCAGCACAAACGAATTTCTCAAACAATTATAGTTTGATTAAGAGTCAGATCATGAATCATAACAACATTTCAGACTCAAGTATTTCATCGACAGCTGGAAACGTTTCATTCTCTAAAACTAGTGCAGGTGTTCAACAGCAGGAAAACCGCATTAGTATTTCAAATAACCAGTTAATGAAGAATTTCGAAGATTGGTTTGGTAATTTATGCGAAAGGATGTTGAACATTCACTTTGCATTAAGTTATGGCGAAGAAGAGATAGAATTGACCGAACAGTATATCAAGCGTGAGAAAGTTCACAATCCGGAGTTTGATGCTACTAGCGCAACTATTCTATATGATGCAGTTAAAAATGGCTTTAACTATCGAGTGGATGCTTCAACTTCAAAAACTAAAGATGATCAGGCTAGCGTAGAGAGTCTTGAGAAGATTCTGGAACTATCTCAGAAATATCCGAACCTTCAACAAGTATTTGATACTACAAAGATTGGTGAAAGAATCATTGCTAAATTGGGCGTTGAAGATCCGGAAGAGCTGGTGATTAATACTGATAAAAATAGTAATGGTGTACCCGATGCACAAGAAATGACAGGAGACGAAAATGGACTTGTTACCGAACAATGATATATTACAAGAGCCTAAAGTTAAGATTAGCGAGTATGAGCAGAAGATGATCACTATAGATGATCTAAAATCTGTTTATAACGAGATAATTAATTGGGTCGAGAATCGTGCTGACAATATGGACAGGCTTAGCACGATTGAAATCACAGAGTCGGAGAGTGCAGAAGATTTGAGAGCAAGAATTTATGCTCGGAGAATTGCAAGAGATACTCTTTATAGCTTAAGTGGAGAGTTGAAAGCAAAGCTAAATGAAGCAAAGGAAATTAGAAGAGAATTGGAGGAACGATGATCGAAGAAAACAATCAGGAGAACAACGAAGCTCTTCAATCAGACAAAGTTTTGCAAATAGCTGAGCTTGAAGACAATATCTTGAACGCTAAAAGCTACCGTTTTCATCAAGAGGGGCAACTGTTGGTTTGTGAAGATAACCCAAACCTTTCAGGCTTGCTACCCCTTGGAACAATGATTGAAGGAACGCCTGGCAATTACAAAATAACGAAGATTTTTTAGTTGAAATCTTCTATCTGGTGGTAGTCCGCTCGCAGCCACCAGTTAGAAGGGTTTAACCTTTAACCCTTTGGTGTCGCGACCATACTGCGTAATATTTAAAGGAGAAATAATGGATATAAATAGCGTAAACAATACAGAAGTTGCACCTGTGGAAGGTCCGCTACCAGCCGAAAATGCAACAACAGAGCAAGATGAAATCAAAGAGCTTGCGGAAAAAATGGGTTTTGACGGAGATGTAGAATCTTCTGAAATAAAGGAAGAGAAAGAGAAAACTCCACAAGAGCCTAAAGCTGAAGAACAGGAAGAAAAAGAAGAACCTGAAACCAGCAAACGGGGAGCTGAGGCACGAAAAGAACAATTAAACAGTGAAATTCGTGAGCTAAACTCACAAAAGCACCAAATTGAGCGAGAAATCGAACAAGCGAGAGCTGTACGAGAGTATCAAGCCTCAATCAACGACAGCTATATAACACCTGAACAGTTAGAAGCTGAAGGTTGGCCGCACGAAGAAGCGGTAATGAAAGCTTTTGAGATTAACCAGCAAGTTCAAGCTAAGCAGATTGCTCTAAACAACTACAAAAATCAAGTGATGGATTTAAGACAGAACTTGACTATTGACCGCTATGAGTTGGTTAAAGATTATCCAGTCTTTGATGTAAGTAGCGATAAATATAACGAAGAATTTACTAATAAAGCACTTGAAATCTATGGCAAAGTTGCTAATCTACAGTTCGATGAAGATGGAAATGTGATTAGTGCCGACCAGCCGTTATATAGCTTTATGAGTGAGATTGCAGACCTTGCTGAAGTTTTATCAGCAGGCGCAACAAAAGAAGCTCGCAAAGCTATTGAGAAACAGTTGGCTTCAACTTCAGTGGATAGTTCACAAGGAATTGCTGAAGACTCTACTGATGACTTTGTAAAGAATTTTTTCAAGTAAAATAAGAAAGGAATAATATTATGGCTATTAACTTGCCTGAAGCATATTCAACAATTTTAGACAAAGGATTTACACTTAAATCTTTGACAGCACCAGCCTTTAAAGGT